TCAGAAGCTCTAGCTAATACACCACTTAGTATTTTAGCTGTCATAGTTCCTACTGGAAATTTACCACCATAGGCTTCTGCTGCTATATCTTGAGCACCAATACTTCCACCCATTTTTCGTAAATATTCAGCCATTTGTCTATCATATTCTGTTAAATAGGACTGTTGTCTAACTGGTGCTTTAATTACTGCCATTAGATTCTTTCCATATTTACATCAAGTTTACTATAATCAACCATTAAATGACCAAAGATATTAGATAATACAGCTTTTGGTTTAATTTTCTGTACTTCTTGGGCTATTACACCTCTAAAGCGTTCTGGACTCCATAAGTAATTCCATTCATAAATATTAAATCCTGATGGTGATTGTCCTACTTTAACTATGTTTTCTTTTAATGTTTTATCAGATGCTCCATATGCTGAAGCTCCTGCTCCTGCAATATTACCTAACATATTCATTCTAGCACCATACCCTTGCATTTCAGAAGCGTATCTATTATTAGCATCAGAACCTGCCATTCCTGCCGCTTGCATAATTGGTGGAGGTGCAATACTTACTCCTGGCACATTTAATCCAGTTGTAGCAGTACCCATACCAGCAGAGCCAATACTTGGTGAACCTGTTAATGTTGCAAGTTCTTCCATTGGTAAACGTCTTTCTAATAACGTATCTGCTAAACCTTGAGCTCTAGCTTGATTTTGCATTTCTCTCATCATACTTGCTTCTGCTAATTGTGATTGGCGCATAGATTGTGCTTCGCCAGCTAATCCTTGACGCATACGTTGACCTTCTGCAATAGAAGATTGTGCTAATCCTTGCATTTGGTCGTTTTGTTGCAAACCTAATTGAGCCATAGAATTGTTATAAGCTTCTGACCCTACTGGTAATCCTGAATTAATTAAATCTGTGTGTAATGATGTTCTTTGCATATCCATAGAAGGTTGTAAACGACTCATAGCTCTATCATAATATGCACCTTCACTTCTAGTTGCATAATCACTTAAATCATTCATTGTTGCTAAAGGTGCAAAACCTGTTCTATCTACAGCACCTTGAAAGCTAGGTAAACTGCTTAAATTTAATTGTCCTGAAGGTAATTCATTCAGCCTACTTGCTGCTGTATCTAAATATTGTTCACCTATTCCTGCTTGTTTAACTCTTTGCCTTTCGTATTCAGGCGTTAAACTGTAATTCATAGAAAATCTATCATCACCTAAATCTGTAACTGTAGTTTGATCATAAGGACTAAAAACATCAGGTCTATTCATACGACCTTCTACTCTAGCTGTTTCTACATTAGCTGCACCTTGTGCTGTAGCTGCTCCTGCATAATCTGGAGCTGGTGGTGGGCTTGGTGAACCAAATATACTATCAAACACGTTACTCATTATATTTCCTTCCTTAAAATTACTTTTTGTTTTTTATAGCCATTTAAAACTTTTTCCCAACCTGCACGCCCTACAATTTCAATATTGTCATACTGTCTTTTTTTTGCATACTTTTCAACTTTTTCTTCAATTTTTACCAAAGAGTCTAAATTACCTCCTGCTATACCTATCCTTAAAGTTTTTGCAAAACTTGCAGTAATTACAGAACAATCATTATCTTTAAAAAGTTGATAAGTATTATTTTCAACACCTTTTTCTAAACCTTCTCTTGTTATAACTTCTTGACTTTTTTCAATGGTAGGAAATAATTGTTCCCATATTTTATCGGTTATAACCATTATAATCCTCGCCCTCTTTCAAAATATACATCTGTAGCATGCCATATAACAGTTTGAGATGTTGTACTTGTCCGTATTCTTATTGCAGCGTTCCACCCAATATCTGACACACTTCTCCACACACTTTGCGTTGCTGTTGTTCCACCCCAAGGGGCTACATCCCATGTGGCTACATCCCATTCAGAACCAGTTGTTGTTGCGGCACTTGGTGTATACACACTTGTTCCGTCATTAAAGTCTACATCAAAACCAATACTAACTGGTAAATCAGCATTACTGCCCATAACTGGTCTAATTAATGTAAATCTCTTTGGTGTACCTCTACCGCCATAATAAATAAATGCTGTCTTAGCATCTCCTTGTATTGCGGCTGTGTTATCACTATCACCATTGTCAGCTTTAAATACTTTAGTATTCTCACCAAAATATAGCTCTCCGTTTAATAATTCCCAACAATACGCATTTTGCCCTGTAAATCTACCCCATGCACCTGTACTTACATTAACAACATACTGGTCAAAATCTCCAACTGTAGATGTAGGAACATTAAATAAACCATATTGTCCTTTAGGATAAATAATTCCTTGCCAACCAAATGTACTTGAAAAATTGTTAACCGATTGCAATATGCTACCACTTATTTTATCAGATATAGCTTTTGCTGGAGCGTTTTCTCCCGTAACTAATGTTTGTGATAAAGGCATAAACCCTTGTTCTGATATAAGAATAAGGTCAGAATTAACATTAATAAAACATCTTTTTCCTATTGGTCTAGGTAATTTAAATGTACCAACTAAACTCCATTTTGCAGCATCTGATGGGTCTGAACCATTATATATTGCTGCTTCACCATGATTGGTTATAAATACAATATAATCATCTGGACCACTTCCACCATCTCTAGTCCATTGCCCTATAGATTGAATAAATCCACCCATATTAAAAACACTACCTAAATTAAAAGTAGATACAGAACCTGCAATATTGTTTATAGGCAGATACCCAAAACTTAATGAATTATTAATACAGAAAAATAATCTTTCTTTAAATACTGTAACATTATTAATTGTAGTAGAAGTAACACCACTTAATGATGGTGTAGCCCATGTAGTACCATTATAATGTCTTGGTGCGTCTACTCCATTGCATATCCAAAGATAGCCACCACCTGATATTGTAAAATTAACATGTTGAAATTGTGAACTATTTAATGATGTAACTTTTGGTGAGCCTACTCCTCCTGCACTTGTAACATCATAAATATTAGCACCACTTGCTGCAAATAGTGTGTTTGTAGCACCAGAAGAATACGCCATCAATGATTGTATTGTACTAGGTAATCCTGTTGCATGACTTGTGTAACCATTTCTTAGCGACACATCTGTACTGCCTGGAAAAAAGTTATCTAAACGTATTGCGTCAGATTGTTCCATCATATCAGGTGCATCTCTAGTATTTAGACCACCGATAGGTGCTGGAACTGTTGTACTTTCGCCTGTTGGTTGAAATGCCATTAATTGTTCCCTACATATTGATTTAACATTCGCATCTCTTCTTCTTCCGACATAATATTTCCTGTTTCATAAAACATGCTGCCAGCAGCTCCTGCTCCCCCAATTAAAATTTTACTTAAAACTTTACTTAACATTGAAGGTCCTAATTTTCTATCAAATTTAAATTCTTTTAATTCAGACATATTTGCTAAATTTTTTCCTTTATCAACAGCATTTCTAAGTCTTAAAGGTATTTCTTTTTTTATATTATCAAAAGAAATGTTAGCATTTTTTAAAGAATTTCCTGTTAATGTGCCTTTTCTTTTAAATAAATTAGAATTTACTTGGTCTATTGCTGCTTTTCCTAAATCTTTTACTTTAATTTTTGATTTTATTAAATGATTGTTTGGTTTATTTGCATATTTTTGTGCTTCTTTTTGGTCTGCACTAAACCATCTACCAGTATCCTTATTTAATTTTTCTTTAGGCAAAAATTCAGGTTTAGGCTCACCTCTGTAAATTGTTACTTTGGTGTTGTCTAACTTTTTATTCTTTAGAACTTCAGCAAGATTTTTTAGCCAGTCTTCCATTTACCCTCTATTCCTTAAATATTGTGCTAATCTTGCCATTTCTTCTTCTTCTTCTGTATTAGCATTTAATTGCATTCTTGGTTTACCACCAACCATACCTACTTCTCTTTTTCTTGGAACTCCTGCAATGTCCATTGACATTTTTGCTGGCATTTTCATAACGTACTCTGAAGGAACAAAAGGTTCTGGGTCTGGTTCATTTGTTCTATCTACAGGATTAGGCGGAGTTTCATTAGGATTATCAGGATTATTTAATATATCAGACATATCAGGAGGAGGTGCATCTCTTAAAACTCTACCTATTAGTGTTCCTTCTGGGTCATAGTTTGGATTTAATAAAGATTGCCCTATATCCATAAGACTACCAGATTCAGGTGTTTCTCCAAATACATTATCAAAACTAGCTTTACTTGCTAAATCAGAAGCTCCA